CAGAACCTTCCATAGAATTTTTATAAAACTCTAAGATACCTTGAGCTTGTTTATTATTTAAACCAAGCTGATGAGCATTCTCTGCAAAAGATTTAATTGCACTTTCATCTAATGGAACAACATCTGATTTAACTTCAAGTTGATATTTATCTGGAGACTCTGGTCTGCCAAGTTTATTATAAACTTCATTCCATTGATCTTCTGTTGAATTGTTATTTGGTACTGCAACTTTATCTTGACCAATCATTCTTGTTGCATTGACATATGATTTAGCAAGAGCTTCTAGTTCAGTAAACTTAGATATGTTTGGATCATTTCTTAAATCTTCTGAGATTGCTTCTTTCCAAGATTTGGCAACAGTTGGAACTGCTTGCTCTATTTGTGTTTCTTGTACTGGTGCTTCTGTAGTAGTTTGTGTTGTCTCTGCTACAGGCACAGTTTCCTGTGTTATCTGTTCTTGTGACATAGTTATCTTCCTTTAGTGTTATCATTTTGGAGCATTGATTTAATAAATAGAAGTACACTCCTTTGACCTTCCATGTATGCACTCTCATGACTATCCCCTTTAACATTAGTGGTAGACCAAAAGTGGCATCGCTTTTCTAAATCAGATAAAACTTTTTTACCTTCATCTGATTCAAAAATTTGTTTGTATGCTTCTCTTATTTCTTTTATTTGTTTTTCAAACTGTTTGAGATCACTCATTACTCAATATCAGCATTCGCTACAGCTCTAGCTTCTTCTGGTAAAGCCTTTGCGAGTGGTGCTATTTTTCCCCCTGCTTCCGCTACTTGTTGTAGCTGTTGCATTTGTTGCATTTGTTCTTGTTGAGCTTGTGCTTGTTGTCGTTCAGCATTTAACTCAGATTGTGGTTTTAATATTTTTTGTGGTACACCAACAATGTCTGCTAAGTGTCTAACCAATTTATCCATATTGATATGATCGAATACTGGAGCAACATTAGATAAGCTACCCATGATTTCTATTGCTCTCATAATCGATTGTAGTTCACTAGACTTCTGTGCTTTAGCTAGTGGAGATACATATTCGATTTCAATATCTTTACCACTTAAAAATTCTGGAGCTGGTCTAAATAAATTCTTTCTAAGGATTAAAGCAAATGCTCTATCGATTAATGGTTTTAATAATTCAGATTGAAGTCTACCCAAAACTGGACCAAGTAATCTCATCTTCTCTTCGTTCCTTTGAATAACTTCTGTTGCTGTCATTTGTGGACCACTCTGCATCATTAATTGATTTACATAGAACGCATTTCGAATTGAGTTTCTTCTTTGCTCTTCCATGTTTAAACCTAGTGGAGTATTTGCTCCAATGTTTAATGGTTCAATTCTATCTCTAGTTCCTGCTCTGTAAAAATTTAAACCACCAGGTACTGTTCTTACTGGTAATATAAATCCATCATCTGGAACTAATAAAGGTGGATCAACTTGTTTCTGTGCAGACTTAATTGTAGTCTTAGACATTTCATTTAACATCTTCACATCTGGCAATGCTGTCATTGCAGGTGATCTTCCATAAATTTCATGGGATGCTTTTAAGTATCTTGGTACTACAAATGGAAACTCTCTAAATCCAGACACAGATAATTCTTCACCTGTACCTGCTTCTAAGTAAACAGATTCAAATGGCATATTTGATTTGTCTTGTTTTTTAGGATCAAAGTCAGTTCTTGGATATACTGCATGAAGTATTTCTACTTCTTCGTATGGATCTTTCTTTGCAGTAGTTGCTATGTTAGCAGAGACTTCACCAAACTTTTGTATTGCAGCTCTAGCACTTAATTTAAACTTTCTAAATACTGTATCGATTCTACCTTTTTCATTTTCAGCAATATACATTTCATTAATGTGTCTTGTAGAAAATTTTAAAATATCTTCATCATCTTCTTCGATAAACATTGCTGCTGTACCAAAAGTAATTAGATCGTGATACAGTTCAAAAATTTCTTGTTGGAAGTTTGATTTATTAAATGCTGCATACATTGTTTCTGTTGCAGACTCTAACCACTCTTTTGCTTCATCCTCATTTTCCATTTCATCTTCTTTGAATCTTAAAGAGAACCAAGGAGTTGATGGATTGGTTAGCATACCATGTAATGATGCTGCTAATAATTCTACTGATTGTAATGGAGAAGAATCAAAAATTAATTCAGTTCTTTTATCACCTTTAGATCTTGATTTAGTTACATCTGCTTTTCTTGGTTGCATATAGTCTGCAACTTCTTGCCAATGACTTTCCCAATTTTGTCTTTGAGATTTTAATCTGTCAAATCGTTTTAATAAATTTTTAGCTTTATCTGTTTGTGCCATACTATCTACCTAATAAACTTGGTTTGCCTAAAGTCAAGCTACCTGTTGTGCCACTTGGACCAGTTTGAATTGTTAATGATCTTCCTCTTGCTAATGTTTTTCTTTTTCTTAATAGAAGTGGATCTTCTGCATCAGTTGCTGAACTTTGCGATACTTCTGCTGTAGTAGGAGCTACCATTGGTTGAGGTGCTTGTACGACTTGACCGCTTGTTCCCATTGCTCCGCCACCATCTCCTCTTCCAGTATCTCCAATATTACTTCTTGTTGTTGAACCTTGATAATCTGATGTACCCATTAATGATGTATTAACTCTTCCTTTTCTAACAGCACTTGTTATACCTCTAACAGCTGCTCCTACAATTCCACCACCTTTAACAAAATCTACAGCTTTTTGTGTGGCAATTTTTGCTTTTGTTGTGGTAGATACTTTTGATCTTGTAGTCATTGGTGCATCTGCACTTCCACTATTAGATCCAGAATTAGAACCCATAATTATTTTCCAAATGTTAAAGATGATTTAGTTTCAGATTTAGTTTCTGAGTTAGTTTCTTTTTTTGATTTTAAATCATCTATGTTGTTAAACTTTACTTCTTCTTTTAAATACAAAATATCTTCTTGTTTCTTTTTAAAAAACTTTTTAATTTTATTTAGCATTATGCTCCTAATAAACTTGGTTTACCTAAAGAATAAGTTTTATCTTCATCAATTAATTGTTGAACATTTATTTCTTTAGATTTTTTTTTATTATAAACTCTAGTTGCCATAACACTTCCACCTTTTGGCAAACTATCAAATCCTCTACCTTCTGATTTAGCTTTTGCGTAAGCTATAACAGATTTATCTTTTAAAGATTTTGGTCTTAATCCTGTTGTTGATCCCATGCTATTCTCCTAACAAAGTTTTTAATTTTGTTTCTTCAGATTCTTGCACACCAAGTGGTCCAGTAAGGATAGTAGACTTTCTACCTTTTCTTCTTCTCTCAATCGCATCTTGCTCAGCTTTTATTCTTGCTTTTTCCTCATCACTTAGTTCTGCTTTAGGCGGTTCTGGCAAAGGTTGAACAGGTGGTGGTGCTTGAATTTTTGGTTTAAATATTGATCCCATAAAAAATCCTCAAATAATATTGTAATTATTATCTGCTACACTTTGTGGAGCAGTTTGTCTAGTATTTAGTTCTTGTAAGCCGACAGCTAAGTACCTCATACTATCACAAGCATGTGAACTCCAATCGTGATTAGGCTTAGACCTAAACATTCTATTTTTGTCAACATACTTCCTATGGTAGTGTCTTAACGCATCTATCAATTTTTTGCAATGGTCTACATCAATGTAGCATCTTGGCAATGTCATAGTGGTTGCGTGGATTCCATCCTCTAGTGGGATCTTAGGAACTACCTTGAACCGCACCCCTAATTGGTAGGCTACCTCTCTTCTGGTTTTGCCATTACTAAAATCTGTTACCTCAATGTCGTGTGGTGCAAAGTGATCTTTGTAGATATATCCCTTTTCATTTATAATCTGAATGTAGTGTGGTAAGCCTTGACCTCGTTCCTCATAGTAATCAATAATGTTTACTGCTCCTGCTTTTTGCTGAAAGAAGATTATGGCAGTATGGTCGGAGACTCCCAAGTCCCAAGCAGTATTGACAGGCAAGGTAGGATCATAAGGTACTCTTGCTATCTTCTTGTCATCATCCATCTTAGCAATAATATCTCCATATACTGCACCCTCAATGTTGGCAATCCAATCACACTCAAACTCCTGTAGGTACTTCTTCTCACCCATTACCTCTTTTGCCTTGATAAGCTCCTCTTCATCTACAATCTTAGTCTCTGATGCTTTTGCCTTGTAGGAGAACCAATCTTCTGCACCTTGTGCGTGTTGAAATAATTCGTAAAAGTTGTTGTTCATTCCTGCTGGAGTACCAATAAATACGCAATATCCTTTTCTATCTGATAGTGCAGGTCTAATAATTTCTGGGAATAGTTTTGAATTTACATTCGCATACTCATCGATGACACACCCATCTAGGTATATACCCCTCAAGCCATCTGAGTTTTCTGAACCCAGTAATGTTATTCTGCTGCCATTAGGCAGATCTACCCTTAGTTCTGTTTCATTGAATTTAGTGTAAGGAATTTTTGCCGTGAACTGTTTCATGTAATCCCAAGCAATAGACTTAGCTTGTTTGAAGGTTGGTGCAATGTAAGCAAATCTAGGGTTTTTTTGATTGGACAGCAATGCTGACCTAATTAGGTGGTTGATCATACATACTGTTTTGCCAAACCTTCTATGGCATACAAGCACATTCCATCTGTATCTGGAGATTTGTTTGTGCAAGTAGGATTGGTGTCGTCTTGGTGTATAGGGTATTTTAATATCCATAGCAATTAATGAACTGCTTTGCTAGGCATCTCATAGCTAAGTGAATTATATTCAAAGCCTAGTCTGTTCATCACATAGATTGTGAATAGTTCAGCTGAATCTTGGTTATCCATACCAAAGAACTTGATTACTACATTGTTTGTTTTCTCTTCAATGTAGCAAACACAATCCATATCTTCTGATGAAAAATAGTTCATATACCACATCTAGCTTATTTAGAATTATTTTAAAGTAAAATTGTTGCTGTGCAAAACTAACTAACTGTCTGTCTAAGGGAGTCCTCGAGTCCCATGTATATATATATTATATTGGCACACCACTTTTTAGGGGGTATGCCATGCCTTGTTTTGTAAAATTGTCGATTTATTCTTTAAATATTATACAAGCTGGTGTGTCGATAATAAAAGATTATCAACCCTAATAATTAAAAATCTTTTAATTGGTCCTGGTACATTAGAATTATTCTAAACCGATGATAAACACCTGCAATAAAAAACAAGCTGCCTTTATATTAGAATAGTAACTTATCCAACCCCAATATATTTAAACTTAGAATTATTCTAAACTAACAATGTGATATTATTACAATAACAGTTGCATAAATATCACACTAATATTTTTTAATTATTTTTGTTTTTATTAATTGACATTATATAAATTGTATATATAAAGATCATAAATAAACAATAAACAAAGAGGTAAAAAATGGCTTATGTAACTAAAAAAGATATTCAGGATATTAGAGCAGCTTTAAAAAAGTCTTATCCTGATTTTAAATTGAGTGTATCTAAGAATAAATACTCAAGTACAGTACAAATCAAAATATTATCAGGTCCATTAAATTTTTGGAATTTAAAAGAATATTCAAATAATTTATATGAGAATGATAATTTTAATTTAAATGGTTATAGAATTAATCATTATCATTTAAACTTTTATAAAGAATTTGAAAGTTTTTTTAGTGACATGATTAAGATCATTAAAACAGCTGCAACTGATAATCAATGGTATGATAATTCCGATCCAATGACCGATTATTTTAGTACAGCTTTTTATATTTCAATTCAAATTGGTGATAGCTTAAAACCATACATATTGACTTCTAAAAAAGCAGCTTAATAATAAACAATTAAACCCCTGATAATTAATTTTATTGGGGGTTTTTTTTATGGTTGACAATATATATAAATAGTATACAACTTGTATAAAACAAACAAAAAGGTAAAAAATGAAATATACATATAAACCAGTAAAAAGATTATTCAGTAAACCTGAAACCCAATACAAAATGAATAAAGGGTTTAAAGTTGGTTATTACAACTTAGGTTTATTCTTAGCTCCATACAATATTGGCGGTGTTAATATTTGTCCTTCTGCAAGTAAAGGATGCATTGCAGGTTGTTTAAATACTGCAGGTCGTGGACAAATGACAAGTGTGCAATTATCCAGATTAAATAAAAAATATTATTTTTTAGCTAACAGACCAGGATTTTTAAAACAACTGGATCATGAAATAAAAACTAAAAAGAAATATTGTGATAAAAATAATTTAACATTAGCGGTTAGATTAAATGGTACAAGTGACCTTCCATATGAGAGATATAAGTTGGAGAATGGTTTAAATTTAATGGAGAATAATCCTGATGTTATATTTTACGATTATACAAAAATCAAAAATAGATTGGATCAAAAATTGCCTTCTAATTATAGTTTAACTTTCAGTAAATCGGAAAGCAATGACCAGGATGTGCAAGAAGTTTTAAACAATGGCGGCAATGCTGCAATTGTTTTTAAAGACAAATTGCCTGAAGTATATTTAAATAAAACTGTAATTGATGGAGATAAAAACGATCTAAGGTTTAAAGATCCCAAAAATATTATAGTTGGTTTAGTTGCTAAGGGTAAAGCTAAGAAGGACCAATCAGGATTTGTAGTCAACTATTAATTGGTTGACTATAAATATATAAAATGTATAGTAATAATATAAACAAACAAAGAGGTAAAAATGACAATAAAAAAAATGAGAATAAACAAAAATGATCTAACATTTTATTTCATTAGAGATCATAAGCAGCTGCCAGAAAGTTATTTAAAAAGTTGTAATGATTTTTTTAATGAAATCAAACAGATAAAAGATCCTGCAGCTATGTATAAAAAAGCAGTTAACCAATTAAAAAGAGGTAAATAATGAGAGATTTATTAATAAAAATATTTGTTGGAATATTTTTTATAAGTGTATCTGTTAGCTTAGGATTGTTTGCCTTGCATCAATGGGTTGTAAATTCGGGGGGTGCAATATGATAAACAAACAACAAGCTATTAAATATCTATATCAAGATTGGTTAGATTATAAAAACTATTATTTCAAAATAGGTTTTGACATGAAAGAAAGTTTTATTGAATACTTAGAGAGAGAAATACCAGAATATATAGAAAGTGAGGCTAATAATGACAAGTGTTAATTTTTATTGCTGCGTTTTTATTTTATTCTTAATGATAATAACAATAATAACAATATAGAAAGAGGACAAATGATTGATAAACAAAGATTAGATTTAATTAAAGAGTTAAATAAACTTCCATTAAATAAAATAAAGGATGATGAAAGAGAATATCTAAAATTTTATGAAAATAATTTAATGGATGTAATTGATAATTGTTACGATCAAGAAGTTAAAAAAGTATGGTATAAAAAATTTAATTGGTTGCAGCTTAACATTAATTATTTTTTAAAATACTATAGATACTTGGTTGATAAAGGTTTAAGATTAAGACACACTTTAAAAAATGAAAAAACAAATAATAAAACAAAATTTAATTGAGTTAAAAAAACAAACTCTATTAAATATCTTGAGTGTTAAAGGTATAATTTACACTCATTATAAAAACAAACTAAAAGAAAGAGGTAAAAATGTATATTATAGATTATCCTAATCAAAAAATTAGAAAATTTTCTAATCAAGAATTAGAAAGTTTTTTAAATAAAATTGTAAAAGAAAGATGGATTTTTGTTAAAGATAAAATCAAAGCAAAGAAATATTTAAAACAAATAATTAAAAATTAATCTTTATTTTCTGGGGGTATATCAGTTATATCCCCAGACACATCAATCAAATCATCCTGATTATCTTCCCAAGAAATTTTAATAGATTGATCTGTTTTAACAGATTGTACCTTATTATCAGAATAAAGATCAGTTATTTTACCTGCAACCCATTTAACAAAATCAGTTTTAGATCTTATCCATAAAATTTGATTTGGATTTTCTAATTCTTGACGCATAAAAATCTCAAGCAATCTATCAATTAAAGTTTGCACTCCAATTTTACGAGCATCTAAAACTTGTTGCTCAAGCTCAGGATTTTTCTTTAATGTGCTGTAAAATTTGCTTAAGCTGATCCCCGATGGATTTGTTATCTTGGATTCGATACAATGCGTTAGAGTATTTCCTTCTATTAATGAATCGAGTATGGTAGGTAGATTTTTCTCCAAATTCAATTTGTCGTTTAATTTTTTCTCGGTAATATTGGTCGAGTTGTTCATCGCTGTAGTTTCTGAATTGTTTAAGAGCTTTGAGTTGTTTTTTTCTTGAGTCATCTGTATAATTAGGTCTTTTAAATCCTTCTACATTTTGTGATCCATGAAATCTACATAAATATTTGCCATTTGCACACAAATAACCCTTTGCCATACAATTTCTAGGCTTACCTTCTCGAATACTTTTACGAGTAATAGCTTGACAAAAAACTTTTCTTTTTGGTCTGCCAACCATGTTATTTTTTAGGATTACCTTTATAATCTAGGTTGTTTCGTTTATTAAATTCTACTTTCTCTCGGTATCTTGGGTTGGACATCTTCCCAATCTTTTTAAGAGCTGATAAAATTTTATCACTACTAACATAAGTTGTATTTTTTTCACGAGCAAGTTCCTCTTTCTTTTGAATGGCTAACTTACAATAATAAACATTGTTAGTATCTGCTTTAAGGTCTGGCAGGGGTAGGTTGGCTAGTTCTAAGATCATTCTATCCTTATCTGATCTATACATACCTATAATTTTATTAATATTATTATATTGGTATGTTGTTTCTTCTAATATAGCTCTTTTATTTACATTAGATAGCTCATTATTTACTATCATAGCTTTTTCTTCCTTTAAAAACTTATCATTTACAGCATAGGTCTTGCCAGACTTTCCTCGAACAGATTTTATGACATTCAAAGTCTCTAAAGTGTCAAGACATCGTTTGATTGTAGGTCTTGAAAGCATAGTATCTTTTTCTAAAGTTGAGTGTCGGATATGACAGACATAATCGTTTTTTTTCCAAGCATATTTAAGCAAAGCAAGATAAACACATAAACAAGTTGCCTTTCTTTCGCCAAGTTTGTCTAAATAATGGTACAGCTTATAAGTTAAGTGTAAAAAACCCCTAGTCTTTAGCATATTTACATACTTTCTGATGTTGTTCTTGTATATCTCTTAAAATACCTACCCACTCCTCTTGAGACATAGCGATTAAAGGCTCATAGAGGGTGCTTAGTCGCTGAACTTTGAACTCAAGCATACCTTGTGTCATTTTTTTATAAAACACCAAGAAACAAGGAAGATTAGCAGCTTTGCCTAACCAACGCATAGAGTTAGTATATTTTTTATAGTTTCCTGTATCATATACTGTCTCGATCAAGGCTAAAGGTTGCCAACATCCTTTATTCTGACATATTTCTACAGAATCTATGTCGATCATTGCTATTTTTTCAAAGGTCCTATGCCACTTTGAGTATAGGTCCTTATCAAAATGTTTTGCGTACCTCATTTTTATTTAGCCTTTCTTTTAGTTGTCTGATCTCATACTCTTTGACAGATAAATCAGTTTCAAGTATGTCAATTATTTTTCTTAGCTTATCAACTTCCCTTTTATATCTTTTTAATTCTGATTTTAATTCAGCATCTTCAAAGATCGTTGAGTAGGTCATTTTATTTCTCGTATATTATTTTACGAACAACGCATCTTGGATAGCAAGATATATTACCAACAGATAACTTATTACCATCATAAGAATAACTACTAAATATGGTAATCTTCTTCGGAGTTTTTTCATACAAGTATCCTATGTCCTCACACCAAGAAAAATTAAAGTCATCAACATCAGTAAGATCATCATACCAATTTGATGAGCTACAAATATCTTGCCAAATAATTCTTACCTTTTTATAAGGTAGTTTATTACTTTGCTTTTTCATATTCCCACCAAGCCTTGTAAAGATCTTCAATCTTAACTTCACCTTTAGTCACTTCCAATATCTTTTTTACTGTACTTGGTTTTGGAAATCTTTTTTCTTTACTCTCAAGGCAATATCGTTGCGAGTTGGTTGCAGGATTGATAGATCTAAATCCCAACATTTGTCCTAATGTATAGTGGGATATGTTTTGTTTCTTTCGCCATTCAGCTAGTGTCATTTAATTTCTCCTTTGTTTTAATTATACTAACAGGATTTATATAGCATGGTTTTTTTATTTGACAACTAATTTAATTCTGTTAGGTTGTGTAAAAAACAACAAAGGAAAAAATGATTACAAAAGAAAACCTAAAACAATACTTTACCAACTTCAATGGGGGTAAAGGTCTGGACCATTGGTCTCCATCTTCAACCCAAAACTTTACAAGATTTTTATTAAACTATTCCTTACCTCAAGAGTTAAGAAGAAGTTTTTTAATACGATACAAAGCACCATTTGGAAACCTAACCAACAACACAGCTCAAAGATTATTATGTGAGATTTTATTTCAAGGCGATAAAAAAATAACCTTAGAGAATAAAGATTATGATGATGTCTTTCAACAAGAATTAGATGAAATAAATAACTTGACACCACCTGTGGATGACAAGGATAAACTTGCAAGAGACATGATGATTGAAGCTGCACATCCTACAATTAAAAATGTAGAGAAAGCAGTTAAAGAAATATTTGGTAATGAAAAGTTAGTCGCTGAACGATATGTGTCTAGCAAGGAAGATGAAATGATCCATGACATCATAGGTCGTATCGATTATGAAAGCAACACCGCATTCATGGAACTAAAAACAAAACCTTGTTCTATTAAAAAGAAAAGAAATAAAGATGAATATTATATGGCAACTACTCAGCTGCCAACTGAACCCGATCCAATGCACATTAAACAAGTAGCATTTTATTATCATTGCACAAAAAGAAAACCACACTTGGTATATGTTAATGAGAATGAATACAAAATATTTGATGAACAATACTATCAACTCAATCCAAAATATTTAGAGGACCAATACAATTTAATGGTTCAAAGAATAATATCTTGGGAACAATTAATTATATTCTGTAAAGGAGATATTAAAAAATTAGCAAACTTTGCAGAACCACCAGAATTAAATCATCCTTTTTATTATAGGGATTTAATAGACGATCAAAAAAAACAAATCAAACAACTATGGGGGTTAGACGCATGAAAACAAACATATATCAAAAACTACACAAAGCAGCTTGTGAAGCGGGGGGTGTTGCAAAAGGAAAGAAAGTTCCTGGTATGCACTTCAATCCTTTACAACATGATGAAGTACAAAAGGTTGCAATGGAGTCATTACTAAACAATGGATTATATCCTGTCTGTAATTACACCAATGAGATTAAAGAAAACTTTGTCATGGTTACTTGTTCAATGAGAATACACGATGTTGAGAACCCAGAAAGCTATGTCGATATTACAGGATGTAGTGCAATGGGAAACTTAGATAAGTTTGGTACAGGTAATGGTATGAGTTATGCTAAGAAGTATGCTTTCTTAAACGCATTAAATTTAAAAACAGGTTTGGATAATGATGATGGCTACAAGGCTAGTCC